GTGATATCCTTCTCTTCCTGAAGTTCATTACCATCTGCGAGTACACGAAGACTCTGTAGAATATCTTTCTGTGCAAACGGAAGTAAAAGTCCTGAAGAGTTTGTGGTTTTATAGTAAAACGTAGCACCAGGGGGAGGAATAAAGGGTGCCGCAGGATAGTTCCACCAGTTCGTAAAGTTAGCAAATGAGTTACGGAACGGTAGTGAGTCAGATCGACGATTGACCACAACTAATCGTTCAATAGGATTATGCACTTCTAAAGAAAGAAGTTGACGATTATAAATAGTTGGAAAAGAATATCCTGTTACTTGATGAACTAAATGCGATAATGGTGTTGAGGCAAACACATTACGTTCTTCTTCACCAAGATACACATACGTTGTAAGAATAGTTGGCTCAAGATTCCATGTATTCAGCGCAGGTGTATCATATCCAATATCAACTAAGAAACTACGAATTTCACCACTTGCGTCATAGACAGTTCCATAATCAGGAATATTTGAAAGAACATTTACAGTAGGGCAGAGTGTTTGGATACCAGGTCGTACACGATATCCAGAGGCATCCGTTACTGTATAAAGATTCTGTATAGGACTGAGTGTAAGTTGAACTTCACATTCATGATACTGTAGAGCTACAAGTGGAAGAGCACTTCCTTCAGAATCAGCAAACCAGAAAGGAAGAGGCACATAGATTCGCTGACCAAAGATAGAAGGGCGATTCTGCTGTGAAACACGTGATAAATCTTTTATTACAGTGGGATATCCTGTAAGTGTTGTGCCTCCTGCGTAAATACTTTTAGCAGGATCAGTGAGTGGTGGAGTATTTCCCACAAGTGTCTGCCATTTCTGAAACTTATCGATTCTATTATCAAGTAATCCCTTTGCGAGCAAATAGCTACCATCAAACTCCTGGATTTTCTGACCACCGATGAAAAAGGCAGCACTTTGAATAAGATTTACACCTACATAGTTTGTCCATTGGAACTCATATTGATTTGAGCGAATCGTAGGATCTACGAACTTACTATAGATATCGGGTAGTTGAAATGCGAAATACATATCACTAATCAAATCTCCTACACGGGGAATCTTGAAACGAACCTTGATAGGTTGATCGTAAAAGAGTTGATCCGGGCCATCCATCAACTGCTCCACATTTTCAAGAGCAAAGTGTGAATAGCGTCTGAATACCTTATAAAAAAAGGTAAGTTGTGGATTACCGCTGAGGGCTACATTTTGTGAGCCATAAGCGACAAGTGCGATAAGACCTCCTCCTGTCATTGTGCCCCTCTTCTTCTAAAGAACAAGAGTAAACCCTCCTTAAGATGTAGCGGACGGTGATCCACTTCCAGCTGTATACCAGGTATCCGTTAAGGTGTTCCCCATGTAGGAGTTAGGTGATGCTCCAGAAGGTAAATCAATCTGTGATGACGGACCCTCATTCACATTCGCCTGGATTTCACTGAAGCTCAATGCATATCTGTAATAGGATAAACGGCTGATTTGTCCAATGATCGCAGGACCAACCTTAAATGCCTCAGGAGTACCAGTTCCTTCATTAGCATAGCGTGTTGATCCACTATCGTATGAGTTTCCACCAAAGATTACAACATTCTCATAGTTTTGATACGGTGCCGTTGACTCCATAGAAATACGACCTGCCATATTTCCGTTCACATAGACTTCTAGATTATTCGCACGGAAGACCAGGGCCGTATGGAACCACTTCGCAAGCGGAATATTCGGAATATCTACATAGGAATACCACGACTTATAAGAGTTCATGAAGACACGCAGTGTGTTCTGCGTGCTGCGGACGAACACACCAGGACCCATAAGGGGAAATGGCTTCGAATACCCCTTATAGAATACTTGCTTGAGAACATCTACCGTATCTCCAGCTGTAGCCATGGTTGCGGGATCAACATACAGGAAGAAACTATAGGTAAACTCTACACCAGTCCGCTCGTTATCCGAGGCAAGCACCATTTTCGGATTAGGCAGTTTCGGATCTTGTACAATGACAATCGATGAGCTACTAGGGCTTGTATTAGGAACAAGAAGAACCTTTGAGTTCGCATAGCCGTTAAAGGCAACTACGAGACTTTCAAAACTGTATAACGTGATGAAGAGAACAAGGCCCGCAATAAGTGCTAAGAGCACCTGTGGAATCGTTCCATCTCCTAAGAGAAAGCTGGCACTGCTTGTGTTGATCCCCGCGTTGATAGACGCCATCTAAATCTAAATCTTAGACGGATTTAGTTTTAGCCGGATTTTAATACTCTATTTAGGCTGTTTTTGTAGCCACAATGTTCTTTCCAAAGAATGCTTGGATCTGTGACCATAAGTTAGCACCACCACCGGAAGGGCCCGCCATATAGATACGATAGACCTGATCCGGAGCCAGAGCATAGCTGTAGAAGGCACAGTTCGCGAAACTGCCGTTCCAAGACCAGGGGGTTGCCGCACTTGAATCATCGGATGCCTTGGGCAGGCAGAATGAAAAGGCGAGAGGAGCACCCGCTGAACCCTGAGCCACTTGATACTGACCCTTAAGAACACATGAGCGTGACAGCTTACCATCGAGGTATACGTCGCTCATGTTGTTATTAAGGACAACTGTAACACACACCCAGCGACCGTATTCAATATTCTGGATATTACACGGGGCTGTGCTTAGACCAGGATTCGTCATGAAGTTACCGAGCTGCCAGCTTTGTGACCCACTGTTGCCGTCATTCGCGCGGACATACAGAACATTGGATGCTCCACCTAGCGCGATGAGGAGAGTAGGATTGGCTGCCCCCGCACTTGAAGTGCCAAGACTGAGGATATGCTTACATGAGGTGCTACCACCTGTGCCTTGGCCTGTTACATACATCCAGAAGCTTACAGACATTGTGCCGCCAGTAAAAATATATTGATTTAACTTAACATCCTGGCTTGTCGCAGGATAGTTATCAATACCATTCGTAGCCGTTGAGCTTACAGGACCCCCTACCATTACTGTCTGGATGGACAGCGCTGACGCGCTATACATGTAATCATAAAGATAGTAAAGAGCAATGGCACCCAAAACTAATATTACTAAACTACCAATCAAGCGAGTGGATCCGCCTGTTGTTGTTGCGGGAACAGAACCGTTTGAACTCATTCTGTTTGAGGACAGTTTTTTTAGACCGCAAAAATAAGCAACTAGCTATACTGAGAACTCCATGTTACTAGAGGATTGGCGGGTCGAATCTGTGGAGCCGTGAAACAATTGCCGGAAGGACAGAGACTAAATCCTGTAAATGATGTAAACGCTGGTAAAAGCGGTTTTCCAGTTGTATCTGTATTTGTCGCATAATCAGCCGCTACTTGATCAGGAGTATACACGCCGTTTTGCTGAAAAATCTGTGTAGCGGTTCCAGTAAGTCCCATCATACCAGGCGAAATCGTATACGACGTTGCTGTGAAATACGGAGCATTTGTTGTTTTTATACTGGCCTGAAGTTGATTATTATAGTAAACATCAAACTTCGGCCCTTCGCGTATAAGCGTCAGCATCACCCATTTCTGTAGAGGAAAGTTCGGTAATGGAAAGGTTTCTAGATAGATTGTTTGTGCACCATTTACAAAGTTCATCGTTTGTACACAGAGCTGTGTCTTGGCAAGGCCTTGTCTAGAAGCGTCGGGCGCCTGTAAAAGCTCGATCCAAAGTGAGTTACCAAAACTGAGAAGAGGCATAAATTCTGGATGAGAACATGTGCTCGTTGATGTGACTGTACAGATCTTATACGTATTTGTTGAGCAGTCAAAGTTCGGAGATGACGTGGGCGGCACTGTACAATCAACCGTTGTGGCCGTTCGAGGAACTGTATTAACTTTGTAGAAGATACGGAATGTAGAACTTTGATTAGTCTGATCAACCGTTGTATTGGTCGCATCGTCGATCGTTGTTTTTTGTGTAAGATCCCATGTCCCCTTATTTGTTGAAGCAAATGTCTTCTTATTCAGTGACGGAATCACAAAGGCTAGAATGCCAAATGTGAGAATCAAAACACCTACTGCGATCAGCCAGTTGACCACCATCTATTAGGAAGTTACAAGTGTAAATGTCTTTCCAGGATCAGCCGCCTGATCCTTTGCTAGCTGTGCCTGTGCTCCCATTGTATAATAGGAACTCTCAGCATCATTACGTGACGCAGTCTCTGATGCGAGAGCGGCCTGTAGGGCAGCAGTATCTTTGATAGGTGTTGTTGAAATAGCCGGTGTCCCCATTGAACGCATTTCACCGGACGTTACAGCACGTCCCGTCGTAAATAGATTTTGAAGGTAAATAAATGAACTGAATTCAGCCGGTGAACTGTAGATATAATCTGTATTTGTTCCTAGAAGTGTTCCTTGGATGGGCGCAGACTGAATCCAGTTTCCATTTAGATATAGTTCCACTAGATTCTGATAGACCACTACCCCTACACGATATGCCTGTCCAGGAGTTACATCACCTGAAAGAATTGTAAATGTATTCTGAGTTCCGATTTTTGTTACAAAATAGGCATTAACTTGAGAAGTCTGAACATTATAGACTATCATCATACATGGATCAGGATCAACTGTTGATATTTTATTTACAATTGTGTTAAAATCAAATGCTCTAGAACCAAGTGTTTTATATGCGAGAATATAGTTCATTTGGTTTGATTGTGTGGGGTTTGTTTTATTAATCTGAAAATCAAAACAGAAACTGTAGTTATAAGCAGGCAATGACTTTAAACTTTTTACATTTGAACATGCTGGAGCACAGGTTGTCCAGGATGAATCCCACGAACCAGCCGACTGAGGAGTAAGTGTAGTTAAGCTCGGAAAAATATTCGAGTTCGGAAATAAATAGTTCACCACTACAAGGATTAGTCCTACAATAAAAATAAAGAGCAGTGCCCAAATAAAATAAGTTGACCACCCACCTTCACCTGTAGAATAACTGTTAAATGTTAAACTCGGTGCGGAACTCCATATCGAGCCAGCAGTTGTCTGAGCATACGAGGTGGTTTGTTTCAGGGCATCTAGTAGTCTGCCCTGATAACTCGTATTCTGAGGTGCGCCTGCCATTCTATCTAAGCCTTAGTATGCTTTCTTGTCTTGCCAGAAAACTTACTGGCCTTCGGACCCTTCACCGGATCAAAATCAATGCGCTTATAGTATTTGCGGGTATCTCCTTCCTTACACTGACGTAACTTCTCACGGAGATAACAGACAAAAGATATCCGAGTGTAGGGACGATTGGATCCCTGTGTTCCAGTTTCAGCATTATCTTTGTAAATGTCGGGGAGCTTCTTATTACGTTTTGCTTGGTCAGGGGTTTCATAGAGTTCCGTATTACAATGCCATTCATGAACATCCATAGCAATAAAATCGCCTGTTCTAAGATCAAATCCAACACCGTAGCGAGGAAAAACTGTATATCCACCGCTGTATTCCCCTCGTTCAATAACTGATAGATTTCCAAATCCTTCGCGAAAATCTCCTGCGTCTTGATGAAGGCCTGTGCGGAAGTTGCGGTTCAGTGTAACGGATGAAAAGGCTGTATTCTTGATACGAAACATCGGCTTTTCCGAAGCAGCACGATGCTGTTTTGCGTGCGCATCGGGCACAAGTTGCTTGAACTTGTCATCGATCGCCTCAATATACGGAATCCCGTGCGAATACTGACGAAAGAAACGTTGTGTATAGCTTGTCAAGCGACACGGTAGCTTCATAAATGGTGTCTTCTCAAAGAATCCAAGAACACTGCTCATCACCAGATTATTTACACGCATCTTACTAACTTTTCCGTCTTGTACATACCGAGTTGACCATTTATTTGTATCTGTAGGGTTGCGTTTCCCCCAATATTTACCTTTCAGATCAATCGGACCGGCAGCCGCTCCACGATTGCGGCTTGTTGCCGCAGTCTCATAGAATCCCTCCCAGCCAGTTCGGATTTCTTCGGGTGTAAATACATTTTTGCGAAATTTGGCTAGAAGTTTCTTTTCGCCAGTTTCTTCATCCTCGCCATAGATATCACAATCTTCTTTGATAAGATGCTTTACCTCTTTATCTGTAAAATAGGTCCCTTCACGAGCCTTGATTTGGTCATTGCTCATGATAGGTTTAACTGTCAAGACTTTGACTGACTTCTTTACAGAGTGCGTTGGACCGGAAGGGATTTTAAGCCCTTCATAAATTTCTTTTGGGTATTTACCTATTGGCGGAGACCCACCGACAACAAGGTCTTCTGTAGGCTCTTCACCCATCTCTACTTGTTGACCAGATAAAGGATACCCGCAGCGGCGGCTGTTAGTGCTAAACCTGCCCCAAGACCGTGTGCAAACGAACGATAGTCTATCTCTTCTAAATGTGTATGATTCAGAACAGGAGTTGTGCCTCTGGCACCAATCCGTTTATAATACGCCAGTGAATCCACTTGAGAAAACTCTGGTTTTCCAAGAGTTTTATTAACAGCGTTATGAAATACAACTGTCCAGTTAAAGAGATCTTCGCGCGAGTCTAAATGTGGGCTTATCGGAAAAAGAGCAATATGTTGTGAAAAGTGTTCACGACAGACTGGACACGGAATCATAATGGCGAGACTTTCATAAAACTCCTTAGCTGCCTTCTTATGAGCATAGGTTGGTTTTGAAGGATATCCGAGTGCGGCAATATGAATGGTGTGCCAGAAAAAAGGGCCCCAGACATCGGGCGGGAGCTTCATCTTTTAAAAGAATGGAAGAAAAGTGCGTATGACTAGACGCTTCTAGGCTAAAGGGACGTTTCGTAGCATAGATAATGTCAAATAGAGGGTGTACAAATTGCGGAGAGTTAAATCATTCATTTAAACAGTGTCTAGCACCCATAACAAGCCACGGAATCATTGCTTTCCGTATTGTAAATGGATGGAATCCGTCAAAAGTTCTAGCAGAAAATGAATCTGCGATTACGGGTCTAGAACAATCAGGCCCTATACAGTTTTTAATGATCCAGAGACGCGACAGTCTAGGATTTGTAGAGTTAATGCGAGGTAAGTATGGCCTCAATGACTTTACCTATATCACCACTCAGTTGAAAGGTATGACGGTAAATGAGCGAGGTCGTTTTCTTACCCTAGGTTTTCAGCAGCTTTGGGATGATTTATGGGGAAGTGATCGTGCGAATATACAGTATCGCCAAGAAAAGGAAATGAGTCGTTCAAAAATGGAACAGCTCCGCGAGTTTGGTATTGTTGACGAAAAGGGAGTCCGAAGAAGCCTTATTGATCTTTTTGAGAGCTTTGGACCAGGATGGCAAACGCCCGAATGGGGATTTCCTAAGGGACGTCGTGATCCGTATGAAACTGAGCGAGCCTGTGCTTTCCGTGAGATGTTTGAAGAGACGGGTCTCAGGGAGTGTGATACACAGATGATTGAAAACTTGGAGCCGATTCAGGAAAACTTTTTTGGCACGAACCATATTTATTATTGTCACAAATATAGGATTGTCTACGTAAAAGAGTCTGTTAAAGTTGAGTTTGATCCTTCTAATGAACACATGCGCCGAGAGATCGGCAATCTAGGATGGTTTACACTTGAAGAAGCTCTTCAAAAGATTCGTCCTGAGAATGTTGAAAAGAAGGAAGTCCTTATTCGTGTGAGCACGATTCTTAGAAACTACTGTCCGTTCTCCTTCGTCTAGAGATCAGCTTTTTTCATAGGTAGAGTGTAGATGGAAGGTCAGGGAGACACTGTATTTCCACAAGAAGATCAGAATAAACTGGAAACAGAGGGACATCTCTATCCTGATCATAAAGATCCCCAGTTTATCGAAAAACTCATGAAAAAAAAGGAGTATGCTGAATCAAAACAGAAATCCATCGTTGAGCAGGTTCAGGCGAAGGTAAATCCATGTGATCCTGATCGCGAGTTTGAACTTACGCCTGTTCAGCGATTTGTTTCACAACTTCTTTCACCATCCACACCTTATAACTCTGCCTTATTATACCATGGGGTAGGTGTTGGAAAGACATGTGCTGCCATCACAATCGCTGAAGGATATCTTGATAAATATCCAAAAGATCAGGTGATTATTGTTGCGCCCCGCACGATTCAACCTGGATTTGAACGCACTATATTTGATACAGATGGACTTCAGATTGGCACTCAATCAGAAGAAAATACTGCTAAAGGCTGCACTGGAAATACGTATCTGAAACTTACAGGTAACTTGTTTGAACGTGATAAGAAAGCGATTGAAACTAGTGTTAAGAAGAGTATTAAGAAACGTTATAAGTTGACAGGATATGGCGCATTTGCGAATGAGATTGAAAAAATCGAAAATGCGGTAAAAAAGGGTGATAAAGATCAGTTATTTAGGGAACTCAATCGCGTGTATGGTGGAAAAGTTCTTATTATTGATGAAGCTCACAATCTCCGTGATACTGCTGAAAACGAGGAGGATAATCTTGACGCAGCAGGAGCACAGGTTGAACTCTCAGAATCAGCGGCTGGTAAAAAGTTGACACCCCTCCTACAAAAACTGTTGAAATGGGTGGATGGGATCACACTGATTTTACTTACAGGCACTCCCATGTATAACTCGTATAAGGAAATCATTTTTTTATTAAACTTACTTTTACTAAATGACAAGCGAAATGATGAACTGCTTAGTTTTGATAAAGTGTTTAATGAAGATGGAACTTTTAAGAAACT